ATGTTGACCTATCACGACACCATCGACGCCGCCGCCGAACTCGAAATCAAGCGCACCAACGCCCAGTTCGGAACCGAGATGTGGTATGCTTGGGCGGAACGGGTGGCGATGGCCTGGACCCTCATGCTGGCAGGTAAGAGCTACGCCAGAGCCGCCAAGGACGCCGCCGGGTACGCAATCTAAAAAGAGGGGCCTCGGCCCCTCTCTCCATTTTGAAGACGCATCAATGACGCCAGAAGATTTCTCCGCCTTCGCCGACTACTGCAAAGAGCACTATGGCTGGCCACAGTACGAACTCTACAAGCATTGTGGGTGGTCGAAAAACATGACGACAAAATATATGCGGGAGGGCGCGCCGCTGGCGGTGGCGCTGGCCTGCGCGGCGATCGCCGCTGGCCTCAAGCCGTGGCCGGAGACAGAGGTCAAAAGGTAAGGCGACTCGCACCACCCCAGTTCGTCGCCGGCCTAATTTCGGTCCCAGTCCTGCTGACCGGCCGCCCTGGCGCGTAGCGCGTCCAGCGCCTTGCGGAGCGAGATCGTCTCATCTCTCCAATGCGTCATCTCGCCGTGCAGCTCCTCGATACGCTTCTCGTAAAACCTGTTGTTCTCGTCGATGCGCTTCTCGTAGAATTCTTTCACGTCGTCGATCATCTTGCCGTAGCTGTCGATCAGCGACCGCGTCTTTTCGTCGAACGCGTCCTCGAGGAGCTTGCGCGCCTCCGCTCGCTGCTTTTCCGCGGCAGCGTGACCGCCAAACAAATGGTCCCAGAATTTTCCGAGAAATCCCGCGAGCACCGTCGTCGCCATTCCAATGATCGCCGTCTCGCTTTGGCCCAAGCCGCCGCCCGCATCCGCCATGGCTCAATTCCTTCGCCCAGGAGTCGCCGCCCGGGGCCTCCGATGAGAAAAGCCGGGGCTGCTCGCCCCGGCCATGATCATTTCGCGCGATCAGTTCGCGGCCGGCGCCTCGGCCGCAGGCGCGGCGGCCGGCGCCTCCGCAACCGGGGTTTCGGAGACCGGAACGACCGGAGCCGGCGCCGCCGGCGGATTGACGGCGGATTCCAGCGAGGCCGCCGTCGCGGTCAGCTCCTGAGCGATGCTTTCGATCTTGGCGGGGTCATTCGCGGCGACGGCGCTGGCGAGCGCGGCGCTCTGCTCCTGGAGCTTGGCGACGGCGTCGGACACCGCCTTCTGGATCGTTTCAAAGGCGGCTTCGAGGTCTTCAATGGCGGACATGTGCTTTCCTTTGCGCCGGCGCGATGCAAAACCTCGCGACGCCTGCCGGCGAGCGACACGAGGAAACGGTGATGAGGATGAATTGCGGTTACCGCACCGCTCGTTTGGCGACGGTCGCCAGCGCGGTGCGCGCAACGCCGCGAACCATCTCGACGCTTCGGATGCCGGCGAGGCCGCACCACAAGCCGACGATCAGCGAAAGCGTCTCAAAAGGCAGCGGCCCCTTGAGCATGGCGTAATAGCCGACCTCGCGGCCGATCACGGCGACGCCGAGCCAACCCATCGCCGGCCGCCAGCCGCCGACATAGAGCCGGCCCCAGAACGACGGTTCGGCGGCGAGCGCTGCTTGGTTCGCGTCCATCGCCTTCTGGGCCCAATCGAGCAGGTCTTGGTGCTGCGCCTGGATCGCCGCGAGCTTGTCGGCGGCGCTGTCGTCTTTGGAGGCGGCGGTCGCGATGTCCGCCGGAGAGGCGTCGGCAGGGAGGCCAAACGCCTCCACTAACGACGGGACAACAGCGCCAGCGATCATGCCGCCGAAGGGACCGAGCAGCGCCCGGGCGAGCAGCGGCGCGCCCTGCTGGAGCAGGACGGAGGCGAGCGGTTTGAATTCGTCGAGATTGAACGACATGGCTTAGGCCTCCTGCGCGGCGGTGGTGAGCGCGGCGACCGTGGCGCCGTGCCGGCGGATTGCGAAGAAAAGGCCGACGGCGATCAGAGCGAGCGCCACGCCGGCGGCGACAACGACCCAGGTGGACGAGCCGTCAGCAAAGGGAGCGGCGCCGGCTGTTGCCGCGCCTGAGGTCGCGATGGTCGTGGCTGCCTTGGTCTTGGCCGCTGCTTTTCCCGCCTCCTCGTGCGCGCGATCGATCAGCGCACCCTTGACGTCGGCGAGTGCGCGCTTCGCCCGAGCCAGATACGCCTTCCGGCTGGCGAGCCCATTCAAGCCGCCATTGACCTTGCGGGTGCAGCCCTCGACGCTGTCGTGGTCGGCATATTCGTTGATCCGCCGCGCGCGCCAATATTCGGCGGCGACCAGCGCGGCCGCCGGAAACTTCGCGGCCAATTCCGGGTCCGCTTCGAGCGGCAAACCCAACGCAGCGCCAAACGCCCGATAATTGTCCCGGCCGGTCAGCTGGATCAGGCCGCGTCCTTTGTAGCGCGCCCCGTCCCCGGCATGCGTGTTGCCGAGCACGCCACGCCCTTCGTAGGCCTTGCCGCTGGCGTATTCGACGGTGGTCCGAAAACCGTCGCTTTCATGGGCGCATTGCGCGAGGAAATGCGCCTGGCGCAGCGGCGTCGAGAGATCGGCGCGGTTGATGCAATCAAGCGAGGCAGCGACAAAGCCGGAGACAATCGCCGGTTTTGCGTGCGGCTCAATAGCGAGCAGCACCTTGGACAGGTCAGCCATCAGCTGGTCCTTTCAGATTTTGATTTTGAGGGGAGTTTGGGGTGGCGATTACAACCGCGCGAGCAAATCGGCGATCATTGAGCCTTCGTCGGCGTAGCCGGGGCCAGACGCATGAAGGTTGTCGTACATCTGCCCATTGGCGTTTGCGGCCGTCCACAGCCCGAGCCGCGCGCGGAAATCAATCAGTGGGCAGTTGTTGTTGGCGGCAAGCTGTTGCAACGCCGCATAGGTTGCCGGCTCCTGCGCTTCATGCCCAGAACAGGAATGGTGCATAATCAAAGCCACATCGCCGGACGCCTTCGCGCCATTGATGATCGTCTGCATGTTCGCCGTGAAAGTCGGGATTGAGACGTTGTTGCCTTCGTCATTGATACCCAAATTGATGAGCGTCAGATCCGGCGCGTAAGTGGTGAGCGCGTTCAGGGTGGACCAACTCGCCGACGTATTGATCCACGTGCTGGTCTGGCTGCCGCCGATGCCCATGTTCCAGATCGACGCGCGCGGCTTGGCTGTCGAATAGGGATCAATCATGCCGATGAATACATTTCCAGAAGCCCCGGTTCTGACAATATTCAGCGTGTGAATGCCTTCGGTCGTCGTAGTAACGGTCGCCTTCAAAAGAGCGTTTCCGGCAGACGTGACATTGACTGTGACCGGCGTCTCGCTGTCGATTTGCAGCGTAAATTGAGCCGTGTTGACGTTCGCGTAATAAACATCGAAGGCGTTGCATGGCGTCGTCGTGGTCACGCTCAAAACGGTTCCGGTTGTGGTTCCGTTTTGCCAGAGCGTACCTCCGGCAGTGTTCTGTCCAGATAGAACCCAGCCCGAGCCCTGCACAACGTTGGGGTTATAGATCGTCGGCGCCGGCACCGCGCCGCAGCTAAACACCGCATCAGGAATAGCCGGTAATCCGCGGCCGTTTAAAATGGTCGCAATAGTCCACGCTACGGTTGCCTGCCGAGCGCCCGTCAGATTGTGGTCGCCGCCTGTTCCAGCGCCGATCCCGGCCCAAGTGCTGTCTCCCAACGTCGCGACTTTGGCGCGACCGCGGCTAAGTCGGACCTTGGCAAAAGCTGCGCGCGCCTTGGGCAGCAAGAGAGGATCGAAGTTGCTGACCCCTGGAATCAGATTCGCAGGGTTGACGGATATGTTTTGAGCGGCAGCGACAGCAGCAGCGGCCATTTCCCTCGCTTCAGGATCAAATCCCATGATCCGCGCTCCCTACTGGATAAAGCCAACAGCGCCGGAGCCGGCCACCCACAGCGCGCGGAATCGCGTGCCGACGCGGTCGCTTCGCCAGGTCTTGCCAACCGGCCCGGTCCATGTGCCTGAAGTTGCGGGGATCCACGCGCCGGCGGCGTCCGAATAACGCTGCAACTGGACGGTCACGCCCGCCGCGATGTCGATGTCGAACATGCGGCCCGCGAGCGGCACAAATTCGCCGCTGGTCGTGGTGCTGCTCGATAGCGCCGCAGTGATGGGATCGACGCCAGAGACCGAATAGCCGGCTCCGCCGCCGCCCGACGCCTGCGGCGACACGCCCACGGTCGCAGAGGTCATATCGCTCGTCTGCAAGGCCCAGAGCGTCGATGTCGGCGCAAACCCAATAGACTGGCCTCCGGGAACATAGACATCGCCGGAGACCCGCGAGGCGGACGGTTGCGCCCCAGCGTCAACCAGCCAGACGCCGCGCGTCGATTTTGCGGTGATAATCATCGACGTGGACCCAAGCGAGGTCCAGCCACTCACCGCAACGGTGATGGATGCCATGTCATGCTCCTAAGAGAGGTGGTTAAGTGCCCGCGGAACCTGAGGAATTGCTTTTTGCGCGGCTGTCCGTCCCGGCGTCGCCGCTCGGTTGCTCCAGCGTCATTTCCGTCTCATAGCCAGGGCCGCGCGAAATCATGTGCGAGGCCTCGGTGATGCGATATGACCCGTCGATGCCGGCGCGCACGCCTGACACGACGCATGTGGCCTGCGCGCGGGCCGCCGGGTCGCCGATGATGCGAACCGTGCCGCCGCCTTTCTTGCGGTCGGCCTCGTCCTTGTTCGATCCCGCGATCTGCTTGGCGTGATCCTTGTCAGCCGCCTTGAACCGATGCGTCAGAGCCGCGATCGCGCCGCCGGCTCCAGAGGAGGCCGCCGCAGAGACGGTTTCCGTCATCCACTTCGCCTTCTTGACGTCGTACCAGCGCACATCGAATTGCTTGTAGGCATTGCGATTAAAAGTCGGCGTCAGATCCCAGCTGATGATATTGCCCGGCCGCCTGGCGGCGACGATCGCCATCGCCGCCCCGCCCGCCGACGTCGATCCGGATCGGGGCACAAAAACGGCTTTGCTCCCCTGGATTTTGAACGTGGCGCCGAGCTCCCGCGCGACCCGCGCGCCCCAGGCGTGAAAGCTCTCGTTGGCCATCCCCCAATAGGGACGATTGATCGACGCAAGAGCCGAATGCACCTTGACCGCGAGACCGACTTTTTTGCCCCATTCGGTCGCCACATCGCCGAATTTGGCGTTGTCCTTGTGGCGGCTTTGCGTCTCCTTGCCCTTGCTGTTCGGATCGGCGCTCTTGGCGTTGAGGCTCAGGGTCATGCCGCCGCCGCGCGAGCCTCGGCTATGCGGTTCGTCGGTCTTGCCCTCGAATGTGACGCAGCCGCCGCCTTTCCAGCCGATCTCGGCGTAAATCGTCGCGCCGGTGCGCGGCAGGATGATCTGGCCTTTCCGGTCATCCAACTCGAGATCGAGGCTGTCGCTCTTGCCGCCCTCGCTATCGCGAATGGTCATCGACAGCAGATAGGGCGCGAAATTCGCCGTGACCGGCTTGCCATCAATCAAGATGCGGTAATAGGCGCCGCGCGAAACGTCAGTCATAGAGGGACACCGTCCGGGTCGCCGTCTCCGACTGGGCCTCCGGGATCGTCACCAGCACTTTCGTGCCGCGCGGCGGGCAAACGCCGAGCCCGGCCAGGTGCGGGTTCGCGACGAGCGTCTGTTCGACCAGCCCGACGATGTCGCGGCGATAGCGCCGCCACAGCAGCAGATCGAGCGGCGTGGAGCCGTTGAAGGTCAGGATTTCCGTGGCCATGGCCTCACCGGAACAAGGACATGAGCGTTGAGAGGATCGATCCGGCGCTGGCGCCGACCGGGGATCGAATGAGGCTGATCGACACGTCGATCTGCCGCCCGACACCCTCACGCGTGAGGAAGGCGTTGGTTTCTTTGACCTTCTCGATCAGGAACCATCCGCGATTGAGCCCGTCGCCACGCACGAGGATCTGCGGCTGACCGCTCGCACGCATGCCGTCGAGAACCGAAAGCCCGGAGAGGCCGCCGAAGCGATGCGGAAACAGCCTGCATTCCAACGTGACCGTTTCGTCCGCCTCGCCCATCGGCTCGCGCGGCTTCATCCCGCCTACGACATCTTTCGCCGCAAAGTCGAACCCGGTCTCGCGCTCGACTTCATGTGTGTTGAACGGCGTCACGTCCAGCGTGAGCGCGCCGAGCTGATAGAGCATGGGCTATTCTCCCTGCGGCCCTGTGGTGAAGGAGTTGCGGTGGAGCGAGCCGAACGAGGGGGCCTCGCCCGCGCCCGGCGAAGCCGCGACGGCGGAGAGCTTTCTCAATTCGGCGCGCGCCTTACGCGCCTTGATGATCAGAGCATCGAGGGCGGCGGTGCTGATCTGCGGCGAGAACGATCCATTGATCTGCAGCAGGCTCTTGTGGGCTTCGCCGGCCTTGTCCTTGGCGTTATCGAGCGACTGGGTGTCGACGTTCGGCTTGACGGTTTCATGGCCGAGGAGCTGCAACGTCTGCAACGCGCCCGCCGCCTTGTCCTTGGCGAGGTCGATTTGCTGGCTGTCGACGTGCGGCGCGACCTGTTCCTTGCTGAGCAGTTGCAGCGTCTGACGGGCGTCCTGCGCCGCCTCCTTGAAGGCTTCGAGCCCCGCCGGCCGCGCCGGAGGCGTCGGCGCCTTATCCGCGCCGGGCGTCCAGGTCTTGGCCGGGTCTTGCGCCAGCGGATTCCGCTGGTTCATGGCGTTAAGCTGGTTGCGCCACGTCCGGTATCGCCATTGATCATGCCACGTCTTGTCGCTGTTTTCGACGGACGCCCCGATTTCCTCGGAGGTCGGCGCATAATCCTGGCCGCCGACGAAATTCCCCAGCAGCCTGTCGCCGGTCCATGGCCTGTGCCCGGGCGCGTCGGCGTGCTGACTGTCGAGGATCGCGCCGGCAGTCAGAGCCGACGCCCCGATGCCGGCGAGCACGCCGCCGGCGATGGTGCCGCCCGCGCCGCCGCCGCCGGCGCCAACCACCGCAGGGGCGGCGACGGCGCCCGGGGTCGCCGCGCCGGGGTTTGGCAGGGCGCTGGGATTTGGGAGGGCGCTGGGTGTCGCGCCAAGTCTTCCGGCCGCCGCCGTCAGCGCGGCCGCCGATGCGTCCAGCGCGACGGCCGAACCCTTGAGGCCGAACCCCGACGCCAGCCCGTTGAACGCTCCATAGAGCAGCGCCGCGCCACCCGCGCCCATGCCCGCGATCGCGCCACCGGACCCGATCTTCGCCAGGGTCGGGTTCGCCTTCTCCCATTCCGCCAGCGACTGCGAAAAGCTGGCGATCCCGCGCGACATGCCGTCCAGCGTGGAGCTGACGGACTGCATTGCCGGGGACCCCACGACGGTCGCAAAAGTTGACAGGGATTCCGTCAACTCTTTCCATGTCGCGACGGGGTTTTCCGCGATGCGGTCGCCAGCCTTCGAACCAGAGGCTTGACCCATCGCCTGAGCGTCACGCTCCAGCAAATGCTCGTTGCCGATCAGGTGCGCGAGGTTGTCGATGACCGTTGAACGAAACCCGGATTTGGCGAGGTGCGCTGAAACCAGGCCTTCGGTAGCGCGATGGCGCAAATACAGCTCGTCAATTTGCGCATTCGGGTTGGCTCTTAACTCCTGATCGCGCAGCATTTTCATGCGCGCCTCAACTTTGTCGTCGCTCAGGATGCCTTTTTTTTCAATCGCCTCCTTCAGAACCGTCCTTGCCCACTGGCCTTGATGCGTTTCCAGCAGGTTAGAACCCTCAAACCCATTCTTGAACCGGACAGCGCCGCCGCCCATGTTCTCCATGTCCGAAGCCTTGGCAATGCCCAGCTCGACAAGCCATTTGCCTGCCGACTTCTTCATAGACCCTTTGAGCGAAGCCAGCGTCTGGTTGACCTCGTTGCCAAGACGAGAGGCGTTGCCTTCCGACATGCGGACAAGATTTTCGCGGAAAAACTGTTCGTCGCCGACGCTGAAGTTTGCCCCCTTGGCGTTGGCCGTATAGTCGCGAACCATCTGCGACGCGATAGCGGACCCGAAGACCTGCTTGGCGCGCAGGTAGGCATCGGTCATCTTTTCAATGCCTTGCGGGTCATCCGCACGCCCAGAGCCTTCCAAGCCCTTAAGCAGATTCTGAGCATCAGTGGGCGTGAAATCAAAACCAAGCGCCAGCGCAGCATTTTGCGCGCGCGACATCGCCAGCATATTACGCCGCGCAACCTTCTGATCTACGTGGCCGTGATGGTCAACAGAATTGGCGCGGGTCTCAATATAGGTGTCGAGCGCTTTATCCAAGCCGATGCCGGGATATTTGGCCGCGACCTCCGCCGCGAGATTGTCCGCAAATCCCGCTTCGCCTGGGTCATTGCGAGAAAGTTCGCGGATGCGAAAACGCAGTTGTTCGACTTCTGCCGCCTTGTGAACCATCGTGTGCGCGGCTTTTTCAGCGCCGGCGCCAGCGACGAAATTTGCGCCCGTCGCACCGGCCAGCGTCGAGACCGCACCGCGGAAACCGCCGTGACGGCCGACCGCGGCCGAAGGCAAGGTAGGCATAGGGGGCACCTTGGCGACACTACGATTGAACGCCGCCTGTTCGCTCTTGACGCGGCGCAGCGCGGCGACGGTCTGGTTTTCCCATGCCTTGACTTGCGACGCCTGCGCCTTGGTCCAGCTGGCGGAATTGGCCGCGAGGCCGGCGGCGCGCGAATAGTCCCGCCACGCCCCCGCGACCTGCTCGATGTCCTTTTTCGACAGGCTGAGCTTCGACAGGCTCTTTTGCAGCCGGTCCGTCGCGCCCGTCCCGGCCATGCCGCGCGCGACCTCCTTGGCTGCTCGCTCGGCATCCTTGAGCGCCTGCGCGACCGTCCTGGCGGGCTTGCTGACGTCGTCAACCAGCTTCACCGTCATGGTCGAAGAGAGATTGGCCATGCAGTCACATCCCCTGAAGGTCGCGAGCCTCAATCAGCTCGGCGATGAATTCGTCCCACGGCAGAGCGTCCAGCTCCGCCATCGACCAGCCGATTACTTTTCGGATGAAGGCTCGGTAGTTGCGCCAGTTTGCGGGCCCGAAACGCCATCCGGCGCGCCCCGGAACCGGCGGGGCAAAAAATCGGCCACCTTCTTTTCCAGCTCGAAGGCGTCGTCATCGTCCAACGCGTCCATGACCGCGTCGGGGATTAGCGCGCCATCGGCGTCGCGATAGATCGGACAGTGGACGATGGCGTCGGGCGCCAGCTTGGCGAGGCTGGCCTGAAACGCCGCGACATCGCTGGCGGTCAGGCGCGCGAGGTGAATTTCCGTATAGGTGCGGCCGCCATATTCGACCGGCCAGTCCAGCGTGTGAGAGCCAACACGCGCGCGGCTTCCTGCGAAGCGCGGCTTTTGTGGCGTCTGATCGGAATCCATGTAAAGTTCCCTTCGATTGCCAGTTAGAGGTTGCCCATGCTTAAAGTCGGATGCCTGCTGTTTCCGATTGTCGCCATGTCCGCGATTATTTGGCTGAACCACGAAAGCGCCATTCACCAAGAACAAGAAACAGCTAAACCCACTTGTTCTACTGAATATCTCAGATGCAGAGATAATGAAGATATTGTCATTAATCACAAATCAAAGTCTGGGTTATATTTGGCTAGTGAGTGTAAGGCGACAGCTAACGTTGTAGCGAGATATGGAGAGGCTGAGCTCCCATTCCTTGCGTTCCAATCTTACTACTTAGGTGATTTCTTCAAGAAAACTGGCGTCGCCGTCCTATTGGAGAAGGGAGCCATGTTTCAGAACGGCTTTGGCGCAAGGCAGCACGTCACCTTGATCTGTCGCTATGATCTGAAGACAGACATAGCGACAGTCGAGATCATTCCGAAATAGTCCTTACGCGATACGCAGAATGGACTTCATGTCCGCGTTCTGGTCCTGACCGTTCACGCGCCACGTCGAAGAGAAGAAATCGAAGAAGTAAATCTCCGAGCCGTTCTCGTAATATTCGTAGTGCATGATCTCCTTGATTTCGTGATCCTGCTCGTTGAGCTCGCCCGCCTTGAATTCGCCGGGGTCGATCTTGGTCATGCGGCCCCAGGCGATGGCTTTGATCTCGACCGCGCCGTTTCCGGCCTTGTCGCGGGCGATGCCATAGATCGTGTAGGGAACCTGATTTCGTCCGCCGATGCCGAACAGCCCCATCGTCTGCGGGTCGGAGCCGAGCAGCTTGAAGGTCACGCTGAACGCATTGAGGCCCAAGCCGCCGATCTCGATTTCGCCAATGCCGCCGCCCGGCTGATGCTGCGCGGTCTTTTCCTCCAGCGCCGGCAGCTTGAGGGATTGCAGCGAAAGATGTTTCGACCGGTCGTTGCCGGAATCGCCGGGGAAAATATTGGCGCGTTCAAGGACGCGAAGAGTCGCCATGATCTAACTCCTGGATCGAGAGGGACGGGCGTCAGGCGCCCAGATATTGCGGCAGATAGGTCGCGGCCTGCGCCACCAGCGTGGCCAGCTCGACTTCGAGCGCCTCGTAATAGGGCCGGCTGTCGATCGTGACCTGAGTGATCGGCGCCGGCTCTTCCTGCGCATAGCTGACCACGAACTTGCCCTGGCGCAGATTGTCGGCGCTGTTGCGGGCGGCTTCGAAGCCGACCTTGAAACCGAGCACCGCTTTCTGGCGGATCAACTCGGAGCCGATGGCTTTCATGTCGTTGAGCACATCCTCGACGCCCTGCGGCGTGACGTTTTCGACGCCGAGGCGCAGGCGAATGGATTTGAGCAAGGCGAGGTGCGTCCAGTCGCGGCCGCGCGTCTTATTGTAGAACCAAGTCAGCGGATCGTCGCTGGCGTTCCACACGCCGGCGAACACAAAGCCGCTCGAGGAGATCGCGGTTTCAACGCCCGCCTCGCCGCGCACGGTGATGCCGATATGGTCGGCGAGCAGCTCCTGCCCCTGGGTGGCGCCATCAGTCAGGCTGAACGTGTAGGCGTTCTTGACGCCGAGGATGCCATCGACCGGTTGACCGGAGGCCGACCAGAACGGCAGGCCGCTGTGCTTGAAATCGACGCGGGCGAGAAGGCCGAGCACCGACGCGGCGCCGTCGCGATAGGCGGCGGCCTCGCCGCTCGTGACGATTTCCCAGTTGTCCACCGGGATCAACCGCTTATCCGACAGAGCCTCGCGCCAGGCCTGCGCATCGGCCTGGGTCGTTCCGGGCGAGCCGACCACCGCATGCGCCAGGAGCGCGTTGAGGACGGCCGGCAGAGCGGCGCAAACAGGGTCCTGCAACATGCCGACGATCGGCGTCGCGGTCGCGCCCGTTCCGTCGCCGGTGATGGTCGCCGTCACCGTCTGGCTCGACGAATAGCTGCCGGGATTGGTCAGCGTGACGCCGGTGACCTTGCCGGCCGAAAGCGTCACGGTTCCGGTGGCGCCGGCCGGCGAGAAGGTGACGGTCGCGTTGGTGTAGCCCGATCCTGCGGTCGTCGTCACGGACTGGACGCCATATTTCATCTGGCCGGTATAGCCGGGCGCGCCGATCAACCGCGGCGTCACGCCCAGCTTCTGCCCGGCGCGGAGCAACGCATAAATGCCGGTGCCCGCCGCGCGATCGCCGAGGATGTTGACCGCCGTCGCGGCGAGATTCGCGCCTTTGGCGACGCGCACGGCGACGATGCGGGCGGAGGTTTGCAGGTCCGCCATCTTGTCGTCGATGGCCGACACCGCCTGGTACAGGTCGCCCGTGCCGATCTTGGCGAGATAGGTCGCGTCGGACGAATCGAAAACAACCGGATCGTTCAGCGGGAAATAGCCGGCGTCGGCGTCCTCGGACGGAAGCACAAGGCCGATGACGGACAGGTCCGAACCTTGTGCGGGCCTCGGATCGGTGTTGTCGGCGTTGAAGATGATCCCATAGGCAGGCATGGTCATGAAGCAGCGCTCCAGGCGTAAGGAAGCGCGCCCGAAAGGCGGCTTCAGGGGTGAAAGGTCAGAGGGTTGAGAGTTGGGTTAGCGGACGGTGACGCCCCACTCGACGGTCACCGTGCCCTTTTGCCGGCGCCAGACGCGGGGATCGTTGGCGAGATAGTCGATCACATCGTAGACGTAGGCGCCGGCCGGGACGCCCTGGGCGACGGAGACCGGGACCGCCAGCGCCCAGGCGCCGGCCGGCGCGTCGGCGATGACGATGCGCTCGTTGTCCGTCGATAGCTCGACGACGATATTGGCCGGAGCCGCCGGGTCGCGAAGTTGCATCTTGATCGTGCGCCCCGTGAGATTGACCGCCGCGCCCGAGGCGTCCTTGAGCACGAAGCCCAGGTCCCACGTCTCATTGTTGGCGACGGTGAAATCAAAGGCGGCGGCGGTCACAGCGGCCAGCCCCTCAGGATTTCCGCGAGACGCTCCGCCGTCAGCAGATTGACCGCGACCAGGTGTGAGATCGCGGCGCGGACCAGTTCGTTGGCCAGGTCGATCGTCGTGGCGGTCGCATCCTCGACAATGTCGAGGAAATAGGAGGCGGCCGGATCGGAGCAGGCCTTGATCGCGAGATATTCCGCCGGCGTGAACAACAGCTTGAATTGGGCGCGGGTGACAACCGTCAGATAGGGCCGCTCCGGGGCGACCGCCGGAGCTGGCGAGGGCGGGTTGGTGAATTTAGCGCCATCGTAGGTCGCGTGGCACATCGTGCCGGCCGGGCATTCGACCCATGTCCACGCCGGATCGAACAGATGAGATGGATTGCTGTCGTGTTCGAATGTCTCGACGACGACGCCCGATTCAATGCGCGCGAAAGTGGTCATTGCACAGCATCCCAAAACACCGCGACCCAAGCGTCGCCGCCCGCGCCGCCCGTGATTCCGGCGTTCACGCCGCAGCCGCCGCCGCCGCCGAACCCGGATTTCGGCGCCGTCACAAAGGACGTTCCCGTGCCGCCGCCAAATGCGGACACGCCGCAATATGTGGCTGTGGCGGCGCTGGCGCCTCCGCCCGCCCCGACGCCGCCAGCTCCGCCATCCAACTGAGCGGTGGCGTTGCCGTAGCCGCCGCCGCCGCCGTCAATATCTCGGAGGTCCCAAAACGGCTGCGATCCGCCGTCAAGACCTATGCGGCCGCCGGGGGCCACGAGGCCATAAGCGCCCACGGACCCCGGCGCCGAGCGATGCGACGACGCCCCGCCATAGCCGGCGGCGCCGCCGCCCCATCCCGCGCCGCCGCCGCCGCTTGACGCGCGGCCTGCCCCGAAAGGCGATCCTGACGACGGCGACCCCGTGTTCTGGCCGATCGCAATCGCGCCGGGATAGGAAGTGTCCCAAGGGCCGGATGCGACGCCGGCCACGCCCACGCCGGCAGCAGCGCCTTGCGCGCCCGCGAGCGTCAAAGGCGTGCCCCCGATCGGGGTTCCGCTGATCGAGGATGATCCGCCGTTGCCCGGCGCGCCGGACGAAGCCCCGGCGCCGCCTTGCCCGATGACAATCGTGAGTTGGTCGCCCGCCGCGACCGTCAGCGTCTTTTCACCGAACGCTCCGCTGGCGCCGGGATAAGTGCCGGCGCCGCCCGCCGCCGCGCCAATGCCCTGGATTTTGATCTTGCCGGCCTTTGAAGCGGTCCAGACGTACGTCCCGGCGCCGCGAAAAACATCTCGCCGCCAGAATCCGTTAGAGCCCGGCTGTCCCGCTTGAACGGCGCGCGCGCCGCCCGTTGAATTGAGGAATTGGGTAAGAGACGACATTTAGGAAAGCCTCCAATCCGCACCGTTCCACCAGATCGAGAAGTCGACGCCGGGCGCATCGAGCGTCATGTCCGACGCCTGACCCATGATCGTGCGCCCATTGCGCGCCAGAACGGGCTGATTGCTGGAGGAAATGACCTCGCCGTCCACGATGCGGATCGTGTCGCCTGCCGCAGGCGCGTCCGGCAGCGTCAGCATGATCGAAACGCCCCCGGCGATGCGGTAGGCGCGGCCCGCCACGAGCATGGTGGGCGCCGAAACAGACACCACGGCCGCAGTCTTCACAGCCGCAAGGGCCGTATGGAAATCGGAGACAGCGGACGCCAACGCCGAGGCGTCCGCCTTGGCCGCGATCGCCGTCGTCGTCGCCGCCGCGTCGCTCGCAACCTCGGCGATCGCCGCCTGCACCGTCGTGGATGAAACCGTGCCCGCCGGCGCGAAAATGACCGCCGACGCTTCGATCGTCGTCGAGTTGATGAGGGCGTCGATCTTGCCCTGCGCGGTGATGAGCGCGGCCTGGGCCGCCGCGATCTCCTGTTGCAGCGCCGCGAGCTGGGGGCCGACATTGGCCTGGATGACTTGCAGGGCCTGCCCCGCGCCGGCGTCGATCAGCGCCTGGAAGTCGGCGCGGATCGCCTCGGCCGCGCGCAACCGTGCGCCGATGGAGGTCAAGGCCGCATCCCACGCCGCCTTGCCAATGTTCATGCCGGGCGGCGCGGCGTAGTCGTCAGCCGCGGACGGCAGCGCTGTGGACGGCATCGGCGCCATACTCCTTGATCAGTAGCGCGAGGAACGCGCCGGTCATTGTGTGGTCATGCAGCGGCAACAGGTACGCCGCGCCGATGGTGACCGGCCGCGTCAACAGCACGTCGTATTCCGCAGCCGTGTCGATCATCGCCGGATCAATGGGCGCAGCGGCTTGAGCCGCCGATGTCATTGGTGTTTTCGTCATCGGAGCCTCAAGCTGCAAACATGAGAATGTCTTGCACGAACGGCACTTTGACGACTGTGCTCGTCGTCGCGCACGGCATCACGGCCGCGCTCGTCTGCGGCGCGCCAAGCGCGAAAGTGCTGGTGAAGGTCACGCGGGTCGATTTGTTCGGATCGACCGCCGTCGAGGTTACGGACGGCGTGACAATCGCGCCGCTCGCAAGCAAAAGCTTGTTGGTGAACGTGTGGAGATTGCCGTCGAAATTATCGACCGTCGTGACGACGGTCACAGACGAGGACGAATAACCGAACGCCTGCTGTTTCGACGGCGCCGTCATGCTGCCCTGCATTCGCCCAGCCCATGCCCGCGCATTCGTGTCGAGCAGGATCGCCGGCATAAGGTCGGTCGTGCCGACGAACGTCGCGCGAAGCTGGCAAAGCGGCGGAAGGCCCACCAGCGGGTTTGTGTCGCCCTTGGGAATAAGCGTTGACCAAGTGGACGAGCCAACAGGCAGGATTTCCCAAACCAACGACGTGCCGCCCGGCGCCCAGCCGCCATAGAGCAGCTTGATTTCGGTCATGCCGTTTTCAAGCGCCAGCGGCTGGAAATTCACGACGGTTCGCGTCGTGGCGAATGACGCGGCGTTGAGACGGAAAGCGAAATCGTTGGTCGGATCGCCCTGCGCCCACTTGCCATCGGTGCTCCAGAACAAGCTGCCCTGGGCGTATTTGTTGTCATTGACCGTGGCGAGCGCATGGTTGCCCACGGTCACCGTAAACCAGGCGTAGAGCTTGCCCGGATCGAGCAGCGTGGGCGTGAACGGGAACTTATTCCAGCCGGTGTGCAGCGTTCCACAAGGGACGGTGACATTCGCAAGCGCCGCGCTCCAGTTCGGCTCGCCCGTCGCTGTCGTCTCGCAGAGGAACAGGTGGACATCGCCGCCCGTGGCGTCGACGCGCGTGAAATAGAGGTCGACCGAGGTGGCGATCGTCGCCTGCGAATTCAGGAACGTCTGCCCGTAGATGCTGCCATTGACCCCGTATGTGTTGGTCACATACGACCAATAGGTTTCCGTCCAGCTATCGATCTGCAACTCTTGAACGGCGTAAATCCGATGGTTCGCCGTCGTAGGGTCGGAATTCCACGCCGAGAAGTTAATGTCCGGATGGATAATGTTCCCAGCGCCGAGCGAACTCCCTGTGCCGGACGACAACCCGTCGTTGACGTATGTCTGGCCGTTCGCTGTGAAAGTCTGCCCAACCTCGGTCCCCGCCACCGCCGCGAAGCCGGCGGCGTTGGTGCAAACATTTATGGTCGGGCCATATGAAACCGACGTGCGCGCGACGGTGTTCTCGACCGCCGTCACGATCGAGTGGACCTGCTGCGAAATGTCCTTGTAGCCGTCCGCGCCCTCGACGCTGATGCGCGTCTTTTCCGTCCAGGCCGGCAAGGCGAGCTTGTTTGTGATCGTCAACAGCGGGTCGCCTGCGGTGAGCAGCGACAGCTGGTTATTGGTGATGGACGCCCACGGGAAGCGTACGCCGGTCCAAATGCGCGCGAGCCAAGACGCGTTGGTCGTATCCCAATCGGCGTCAAAAAGGCCCAGGTCTTCCCAATAGGCGCGGGCGACGGCGGGCAATTTCACCGCGACGTTGAGATTGCACAGGTTTGTCTGGATTTGCCGCATCAACTCAATGCGCGGAATGCTCTTGAGCTGGCCCGCGATATTGGCGATGTCGGTTTCAAGCGTCGACGTGCGCTGCTCGATGTCGGAAAATTCAGCCTCAAGAACCGTCACGCGGCCTTCGACCTCGAACAGCGTCTTGAGCCGCCACCCCTCGCCGGAGACGATCTGCGCAATGCCGGTGGCGGTCAGCAGCACGAAGGCGAGGCAGCAATCGGACGCGGCGATCGACGGCTTCAACGGGGTCGGCGACGGCAGGCCGTCCTGGACGACGATCTGCACGAACAGCTCATCGGCGACCGGCGTCTGCTGCTGCACGGTCGCGCCGGAGGCGACGTCCGTCTCGAACATGCGATTGTCGAGATCGGTTTGGTGGGCGCCGCGCACCAACAGCGCCACCCATTTCTGGTCGTTGGAGACGAGCGGCAGATAGGCCTGCAAATTGACGGGCATCGCGCTCGTGGACGTGTAGAACACATCGTCCTGGAACAGCGCGCCCGGATTGATCGACAGCTGGATCGCGCTGGTCTGCGAGATGGTGAACCGCGCCCAGGCGTTCGGATAGCCGACGGCGCCGCCGGCGAGCGTCTGCGCGTCGGCGCGGGCGAAAACCCCGATATTGGTGAAATCGTCCGGCGTGGCGATTTCGGCGTCCGTGAAAATAACCCGTTTAGCCATGGACGGTCCTTACAGATTGGCTTGTGCGACCCACTCGCCAAGGAAATGGCCGGCGTCGAGCGCGGGCGCGTCCTCAATCGAAAGCGGGCGGCGGTGAGCGAAAGACACGCGGATCTGCGTTTCCGGCGCGCGGGCGGCGCGCAGCGCGGTCAGGCAGCGATTGATCGGCGTCATGTCGGGAACGCGCGCGGCGGCGCGGCCGGCGGCGGCGCGGCCCATCACAAAGGCGTTGCCCGGCTCGACCGTGTCGACGTTGACGAGATAGCGGGCGAGGAACGGCGGATGATTGACCGGCGCGCCCATCGCCGCGCGGCCGACGATGAACGGGCGCGGATAGGCGACCACGTCGAGCAGCTCGGCGTCGACATAGGAGAGGAAGGCGACGGCGCCGGCGCGCGTGCCCTTCCACGCCGCGTCGCGCCAGGCGTTGGCGATGACCGTGCGCTTGCGGGCCTCGGACCAATCCGAAAACCACAAATCGACGGACTCATGCCCAGCCAGCCACGGCAGGAAATCGGCCGGCGTTTGCGCGGGATCGACGACCTGGCGAACGGGGACAGGCAGGTCGTCGCTCATGGCGCCAGCGCACGCCTTCTCCCATGCTCCGGCATTGCTGGGCAGGACAACGGAAACGTCGCTCATGCTACGACACGCGGCGTAATGGTGAGCCCGCTCATAACCGGGACCGTGTACGGATCGGGCGGAATGTCAGCCGTCGGCGATGTGCGCGCCACGCGCAGAACCCCGGGGCCATAAGCCGCGCCCGACAGCAGGTCGGCCGGGACTTGCCCGCCGAGGATCATGCGCGCCGCCGCCGCCGCTGTGACTGCGGCGGAAGCGTTCGAAACCACCATTGCGGGGTCCGGCCCCTGCGGAATCTCGAGCGTCAGCGCGACCGAATAGAGCGCGCGTTTAGCTGCGATCACGGTGACTGAGGTCGCCTCCGCCCGCACGCCGGTGGCGTTGACCGCAGCGCGCACGGCGGCGAGCTGCGTATCGGTCGGAAGCGCGCCGGCGGGTCCGATCAAGACGAGATCGATATCGCCGCGCCGTCCGTGCGTCTCGAAGCCCAGCACCGCCGCATCCAGCATCGTCGGCCAAGCCGTGAACGCCGAATAGAGGTATTTGTCGACCGACCCCGCCGCCGGCCGGTCGAACGCCAGCAGATAGCGGCGCAGCAGCTGCGCATCCGCCTCATAGATCGCGTCTGAGGTGTCGGTCGCAGCCTGGATCAGCAGGCGTGAAACACCAATGCGAGCGCAGATATTGTCGAGATCGGCCCCCGACGCCAAAGGCGCCAGCACGCTTTTGACGGCGTCGTTGACGCGCTGGCGGTCCAGCAGGCGCAGATATGACCAGGCTTGCCCCAGAATGACCGCCGGGTCCGTCTCCAGCGCCGACACGTCATAGGCAGGCAGAGCCGGGTCAATGACGCGCGCCGCGTCCCAATAGGCCTGGAACCGGTCCTTGAACGCCGTCAGAAGGCTCTCGAAATTGAGCGCCTCAATGGCCGTCGGCGCCGGAAGCGCGGACAGGTCGAACGGCAGGAGCTGCGAAGCCATCGAAATCCTTACAGGACGAAGTCTTTGGTCCCGGCGACCGTGTCATCGCCGCTCAGGGCGTTCGGCCGATAATCGCCAAACAGGCGCAGGCCGAATTTGCCCTGGCGCAGGCGGTCGGCGGAGTTGCTCGATGCGGGATATGCGACCTGACGGACGCGAAAGCGCGGTTCCCAAAGCTCAATCGCCAGAATGATCGCCGTGTAGAATTTGGCGGTGGTGTCCGGCGTCAAATTCTGGCCAAGGATTCCGGCGACCGCCGACCCGAAGACGCGCCGCATGACCCGGGCGCCAAAACCGGTGGTGAAGATGACACTGAGGGATTGGAGCACATGGCTCCAGTCCTCCAGCGGACGGCCCGTGCGCCTGTCGATACCGGCGCTCATTCGGGCGTCCCCGTCGTTCCACCGCCCGGTTCAACACCCGAATGTTTGTGCGTAGCGCCGACATCATGCCCTTCATGAGTCAGCTTCCCGCCGGCGACAATCAAATCGCCATTGATATGGACGGCCCCATTGATCGTGTAGGTCTTGCCGTCATTTGTGATCTTCACGTCGCCTCGGACTTCGACGTCTTCATCCTTGTCCGATGGCGCCGGATTTTCATCCGACCATCCGTGCGGGACGCCGAGCGCCGTCCGGAACTCCCCATCAGGCGAAATCATCAGCATCTGCTGCCCCTTGGATGGCGGGGAATGCGATTTGCGGGCGCCCGCGATCTGGCTGTAGCGAATCCAGGGCGACTTGACCGGTTGCCCATCCGGGTCCAGCCCGATCTCTTGCCGGTAAAGCTGCTTGGCCGGATCGACATCGGTGACCTTGCCGACGCGGAACATGCGCTCGACACGCTTTTCCAGCTCGGCGATCCGATCAAGGGCGGCGGACAGCGCCTCATGAACCTCGCGCATTAAAACGGCTCCATGGGCAAGGTCTCCCCGGTCGCCACGGTCACCGGCGGCTCTAAGCCGTCCTCGTTTTCAACCGTCACCGCATTGATCAAAGGCGGCGGCGCGCCATCCGCATTGATCGATCCGAGGCCAAGGGCCGCCAAGGTTGCATTGGAGACGCCGAGCGTCGCCGCCAAGGCGGAGAATCCCGTCATGCCGCTCCGGATCGCGGCTTCGAGCAAATCGGCGATCAACGGCAACTCCCCGCTGCCCGCGCGCATTTGCGCAAGCAGAGCGGACCAGGCTTGCGTCGGCTCCCCGAACGGCGGCGACGATAAAGCCGAGATCGTCAGCGCGACCAGGTGGGACGCGACCTTGACGCCCTTTTCGGTTTCGAAAAGGGGCATCGAATACATGTCGCCGGTCAGACTGGTCCGAAACTGCTCCCATAACTCGCCCCAAGGGCCGGAACTCGGCGCCAGAGCCGCTTCGATATCGCGCCACATGAACCACAGCGCGGCGGATCCTTGCAGCATTTGAGCCGCCGAGGCGCCGGAAACTTCGGCGTCCACGGGCGAGAACAACTCGACCCGCAAAACCACAGTCGAGCCGCCCTCGCCAAACCCACCGATCGGCTTACCGGAGGCTCGCTCCAGGAACAGGCAGACCGTCTTCGCCGCGATCTCGACGGGTGCGTCCGGTTGCATCTTGACGACGACATCGGCGCCGAAGCGGGCGCGAAGCGCCTGGGTCGCGATGATAAGGAGAGCGAGGCCGGGGAGACCCATTTTCAGGCCTTGAGGATCGAACAAACAATGCGGCCAAGCCCGTCCGGCTCGACGCTCTTGATGGAATA